CCCCGGATTGTTCTGGCGCCCCATCGCCTTGCGACACCCGATAGAGCCCGAGCACCGCGCGCATGTCCTCTGCCGCTTGCTGCCTGGCCAGCGTCAGTGCCTGAATACTCGGCTCCACACTTTGGCGCTGCGGCAAGGGGAGCAGTTGCCCACCCAGCACTACGGCCTTCACTGGCAGATACGGACGGTAGGGATCATTGGCGCGGTCCCAGTACTCTTTGTACTCGGCAATCTGCTCGGCATACAGCGTGTACGGAGCTTTGGGTGCGAGCGCAATCGCCTCCATCTCGGCGCAGAAGGCATAGTCATACGCGAGCTGGGAGGTCATCGTTTGTTGGATAATCCCGGTGCGGATCGTCTGCCCGTCCACGTCGAGGCGGGTGCCTTCCACTCTGACCAAAGGCACGTAGGCCCCGAGCCACCGCGTCTTGCTCAGGACAGCCGAGCCGCATATCTTCGCCCACCAGACGGTCTGGATGCGCGTCGTGCGTTTGGGCCAGGTCGGGTCGATCTCCCCAATGTCCTTCGTGGGCACTACTGTCCCGTTGGGGAACTGCACCAGCTCCACCTCTTCCCACGTCTTGTAAAAATAATCGGCCACCTGCACGTCATCGGTGTCGTACCACACGTCATCCCCGGTGCCCTGCCACTGCGAGGCCGGGGCCGGCTCCATGCCGTACTGGCTACGGAAGGCATCACGGCTGAGGCGCTCCACGACGAAGGCCCACCCGAGGTCCAGACCAGCCGGATGGCGCGAGGTCGGATCGGCGTAGACCGTAAAACGCGAGTAGATGGGGCAGATACGCAGCGTCTGCTCGAAGCTGTGTGGGTCAACCCAGTCGGTGACGAGGCGGAAATAGCCGAGGCCTTGCCCTGCGGCCTGGTCGAGGGCTACGGTGTAGGAAATTTCCGCTTCTGATTCCTGCTCTATCTCTCGGATTTTGCCTTCCAAAACATCCGCCACCTGTTTCGTTGCACCACCCGACTTGGGCCGTACACGGATACTCAGCGGGGCACGACGGTAGGCGTTGACCGTCTGCTTCAGGAAGGCGCTCTGACGGTCAACGGTCATGGTAGGCGCCGGGTAGGCTTCGCCACCTGCCCCGCGCATGGCAGCGACGCTATGATCGCCACTGCGAAAGCGCAGGGCTTCGAGCTGCTGTGCACGCTCGAGGGCTTCTGCGTCACTGGCCTGCCGGAAGCGCTCCAGGGCTTGCGCGAGGATCGCGGCATCGTCCTGTGGCGTCAGCGCAGCCCGGTCGCTGGTGGAGAGAGGGCGGAGTGTCGAGGTGTCAGCCATGGTTAATAGCTCGCTTTACTGGCCTTCTTGGGCACCCTGGCGCCCTTGTCCCTGGCCTTACTCAGCGCGACTGCCGCCAGCATCTTCTCTTTCGCAGCCCCCGTCTTGCCGCTGGCCTTGACGGTTGAGGGCACGTTGGTGTGCACTTCCGCCATGGTGTCCTCAATGATCTTCTTGCTGGTACTTTTGGGCTTCGCCATACATCCTCCCTTACGGCGCATCGCCGGGGATCTGGGCGTTCATGGCCGCGTCGATGCCCGCTTCCCAGGCATCTTTCAGGGCCGGCTCCAGTCTGTCCCAGGTCGGAATGTCGTCAAAATCCCCGTCTTTCCAGCCCTGGAACTGCGCCCAGCCCTCGTAGGCAATCCGGGCATAGTGCGGCTCTGGCATCAGCGTCTCCCCAGCACGGTCCCGCGCTGCCACGGGGGGCCGGCGGGGATCATGGGCGGGCCGAGCACGGGCGTATCGCCCTGCCACCCGACCGCGAAGCAGCCCAGGGCATCGCTCCCATGCGAGGCCCAGCTATGTTCTGGGTGCTCGGCCCAGGTCTTTTGCGTCTCATTCCAGGCGCGCCGGTAACTCTTCAGGGCTTCAATACCCTGATAGCACTTCTCGGCGTCGAACACGAAGCGCGGAAACATGGTCCGCATGGCCTGGATACGGTCGGCAATATGGCCACGGGGCACCACGACCGCCGGCTTGAGCCCTAAGCTCTCGGCAATGGCGAAGCGGGTGCGTCCGTCACTGGAGAAGTCACGAGACTCAATATCGTGCGGGAAAAAGTGCCTGCCGTAGACGTAGGGCTTGTCTTTCAGGACCTTGGCGTACCATTCTAAGCCGTGGTCTGAGGCTTCGAGATAGTCGATGACGTGCAGCATCCGGCCCACGGCCTGCACAAACCAGATGGCGGTTGCATCGCCCACACCCAGATCCCAGGCGGTGTGGACCGGGAGGGAGGGCTCCCACGGCACGCGGGCAATGCGCTGTTCCTCCCGGGCGGTGTCGAGGTACGAGCCGTAGTACGAGCCGATCAGGGCGCTCTCAAAACTGCACATAAATTCTTGGGCATATTGCTCGGGCGCCATGGTTGCCCTGGCACTGACAAGCTCATCCTCTGGCAAAACCCCCGTATCCTCGGCGGTGTACAGCGCCCGGTGCCAGCCCTGGTCATGCTGCGCCTGCTGATAGAGGTCGTAAAAATGGTTCTTGCCCATGGGCGTGCCGATAAACGTCGCCCAGCCTTCGCGGTCTGCCAGCGCGGGCCTGACCACCTCTGACCACACGCGGGGCCGCATCTGCCCGTACTCATCGAATACCGCGCCATCGAGGTACAGCCCACGCAGGGCGTCGGGGTTATCGGCGCCGAATATCTGAATACGCCGGTCGCCAGTCAGATCCACGCGTAACTCCGCTTCGTTGATTTTGGTGCCTGGCAACGGTCTGGTGAGGTGCTTGAGCAGATCCCAGGCAATCACCTTACCCTGGCGATAGAGGGGAGCCAGGTAGCCGTAGCGCGGACGTGGGCGGGTATTGGCGTAGGCGTCGGCAATGAGCTGGTAGAGAGCGAGCGTGGTCTTGCCCAGCCTCCTGTGGCAGACCCACACGTTAAAACGTTTGCGGGCGTCATAGAGCAGGCGCTGGTGCTCCCGCAGGGGCGGGAAGTGCACCACCAGGGGCTTAAAAGGTGATTGTGACCGAGCGCGGGCTGTCGCTGTCGCCACTATCGACCACCTCTATGGGCTTACCGTAGGCATAGGACAAGAGCGTCTTCGCCAGATCGGACGACATCACGCCGTCTTGCGCCTGCTTCAGCAGCGTCGCAATGACCGTAGGGTCTTCCATGATGGCCCTGGCGTAGCGTTCGCCGTCAAGGTGACGCTTATTCGGGCGTCCCTTGCGCGAGCCACCGCCCGTTTTGATGCCACGTGCCATCAGGTCCGCACTTTATGGCAAACTGCCACGACGTGAGCGCTCTCCACCCCACTGGCGGGGTAGAGATACGCCAGTGGGGGGTGCAGTATACAATCGAGTTCCCCAGGATGTATGGAGTAGGCTTTCAGGTCAGGAGGGTACTACTGAAGAATGGACGCAGTAGTACCTTCCTGGTCTATAGTCTATAATAAATAATAATATTAAGACTATATCCCGAAAGCATACCGCATGGGCGAAAAGGTACACAGGCTTGCGGAGCACGTCAACAGAAAAAATATCTGCTGCCTCGCGTGCCCCCGCTCCAAGGTGTGTGTGTACACCCAGCGTAGCACACGCCTGCCCCCGGGTCGAGCCCGGGGCAAGCTCTGGAGTCCATCTAGGGGCGCGGGGTGTGTCTACGGCTGGCGCGGGGTGCGTCCGAGCAGCTCAGTCAGTAGCGCCTGGTTGGTCTGGACGACGCTGCGCGTTTGCTCGTGGAGATGGGCCGCCTGCCAGACGACTACGCCGAGGCCGCAGAGTGCCAGCGCCAGGAACACGTACACCACCACCATCATATATCCCAGGCGGCGCGTGGTGGTCAGGAGCGCCTGCGTGGGCTTGGCGAGCGCGGAGACCTGCTGCGTCAGGGTATCAAGGCTGCGTGCCAGATGCACAAAAGCGTTTTCGATGCGCGTGGTGGCATCATCGGGCGTCATGGGGCATCTCCTGCTCGCGCATGCTGTCGCAAGCCACCACGTCCAGATTGAGATCGAGCGCGTGAGCAATCTTGAGCACGGTCGACCAGCGCGGGTCGATGTCGCCCCTTTCAATGGCGGAGAGATGGCGGAAGTCAATGCCGGTGAGCGTTTGCAGAGCAGCCTGCGTGAGGTCCTTGTCAATACGGGCTTTACGGATTTCTTTGCCAAGACGAGTCATGAAATATCCTCCTTGAAATAAATATATCATATAAGGAGAATATTTTCTATCTTATACTTGATTTCTATTCATTCATAGAATATACTATATATAGATACAGCATGGCGCACGGCATTCTCCCCAGAACGGACCGTGCGCCACACCAACCCGCACCCCAGAGGAGCACGGATCATGAAGATGGGACATGTTACAGGAACCAAACGCGAAACGCACGGCGCCAGCAACTGGTACGCCAAGATCGAGCGCCAAAATATCCAGGCCTTGGATGACGCCGAGCGCGCTCTCGTGACAGCCCTGGCCAGGCAGGTCGGCAACGCGGTGAGTGCCATGCCCGAGGCGGCAGCGCGGATTACCAAGGCGGCAGCCATTGTGCAACGCAAGGATGTGTTCCCCCTGACGAGCGGCAACTTCCTGGTCGGCTCGCAGAGCGACCCGCAGGCCGCCCACCTGGTCGTGCGCCGGTGGGCCTGGGAGTGCGATTGCCTGCACATGCAGCACAAGCAGAGCCTCTGCTCGCATGCCATTGCCGCCATGCTGGTCGTCAAACTCGGCCCCGCGTACCAGCCAGCCTACGACCTTCAACAGGCCGCCTGATTCCCTCCCCGGTGCTTCCCAGGTGCTTCCCCGATCTGCGGGAAGCACCGCACCTCTCTCGCTAACCTCTTGTTTTTCCTAGTACCCCCTGGGTGACTCGAACACCCGACCCTCGGATTAGAAGTCTGAGATACGGTATATCTCCATGGGACTCTCTAGAACGCTACACGTCGCTAAGACACGTTACAATATGCCTCTTGACCATCCCCGTATATCTCTGTATATCTCCCTAGAACCCTACAGAGTGATGCCGCGTGCTTCCCCGGTGCTTCCCCGGATGGTACGATAGGCCCGACAGATACCCTACACGATAAAGGAGCCCCCATGTGGCATCCGACACACCAACCGCCGCGGC